AGCGCGCCTGCTTTGGGAGCAGGATGTCGCCGGTTCAAATCCGGCTAGCCCGACCAGAAACCCCGGAATCTCAACGATTCCGGGGTTTTTCCTTTTATCCGGTTCAAACCGATTTATCCGATTTTATCCGATGACCGCAGAACCTACGCCGCCTCGTCCAGTTCCTCCGCCCTGGCACGGCCCACAGCATCGGCCACCTCATCCAGCTTCTCCGGCCACAACCGCGCATACGTGTCAAGCGTGACCATAGCGCTCGAATGCCCCAACTGGGACTGCAACGTCTTCACGTCGCAGCCGTTGGCAATCGCGATGCTCGCATACGTGTGGCGCAGGTCGTGGATGCGCACGCCGGAATCCTCCATACCCGCACGCCTGACGGCCGGACTCCAAATGCGCGACCTCCACGTGTTGACCCACAGATTGCCGCCACGGGCCGCACGGAACACATAATCATCAGGATCACGCCCATCGCACTGACGTTCCAAACCAGCCACAAGAAATTCAGGGAACGCCACCCAACGCGCCTTCCCGTTTTTCGGGGAACCGAGAATCATCTTCCCGTCCTTATCCTCCGCCCAGGTGCGGCGGATGCGCGCTCGCCGACGGGGAAAGTCCATGTCCTTGACCTGCAGAGCGAAGGTCTCGCCGATGCGCGGCCCGACGTAGGCCTGCCATCGAACGATGAGCGTGTCCTGCGGGTCGTTCTTTACTCTGCCGGCCTCGATGGCTAGATCCTCCACCTCGGGAATCGAGAGAAATACCATGTCGTCGTCATCGTCGACGACGCGTGGAGTGGCGACGGACTGCATGGGATTCGCGGTGATATATCCCTGTTTCAGAGCATGGCCGAGCACACCGCCCATGACCACGCGCACGATGTTGCGGATCGACCGTGGCTTCAACGCGCGAGTGTTTTCCGTTCCGCGTTTTCTGTCGGCCGGATAGCCGCCCTCCGACAGTTGGTTCACCCATTTCTGTATCGCTTCCGTCTTGATGTCCCCTATGGGGGTGTCGCCCCATTGGGGGTTGATGTAGATTCTAAGTTCTCGCTTGTAGCGGCGCAGGGTGCCGGGTTTGATGTCGGCTTTCGTTGCCGTCCACTCCTCGGCGACCCGACGGAATGGCTTCTGCGCGAGCTTGGGGTCGTGGTAGCGGCCGCGCCTGATGTCGTCCTCCATGGCGGCTTTGAACTCCTCCGCGTCCGACAGGAGCCGGAACGTTTTGGACTTCTCGGTCTTCACGCCCTGTGCCTCGGCGTACCAGCGGCATCGCCAGCGGTCGTACTTTCCGTAGGTGCTGCTGCGGTGTTCGGCGGGCACCTTGGCCTTCATGGGGTCTTTGGCGTTGGCGAGACTGCGCTTCATCGCAGCAGTCGGCGGATTGCCGTTCTCGTCGTTTTTGAGCCAACGGTCAACGATGAACACTCGTGCCATAGGTATGCTCCATCTTCATCTCACGTGCTCATAGAGCAGCGCCCTGTAGTCTTCGATGATTTGGACGGTGACGTTGAGTTCGGCGGCCATCTGGTAGGGGTCGCCATCGTACATTCGTTCCGCCAAAGCGTATTCCGCCGGGTCGATGAGCAGTATGGCGGTCTCCCTTCGGCAGCGGCGTTCCATCTTGCCGCCCATGCAGCCGCTTGTGGTGTCGTCGCCGTGCCTCCAGTGGACGAGCTCGTGCACGAGCGTGCAACGTTTGCGCGTGTAGGTGATGCGCCGGTCGATGAGGATCGTGTTCGTCTCCAGGCAGTAGATTCCGTCCAATATACCGGGAAGGAGCGCGCTGGACACGTTAAGCTCCGGAGCCACGTCGTACAACGCCATTCGCATCCGCCCATAACTCATTCGTGGCGACAGCGGCGGAAAAGAGACAGTCTCCGTTCGCCTCACCGCGTCGATGATGCCTGCATCGCGGTTCATGATGCGACCTTTCCGTGCCCGTATGGACACACCGACATTGACAGTCCCGGCGCTCGCGGACTTAACTTGTGGGAGGGGATCGGCTTTGTGGATTACGGCTGGGTTCCCGAATGGGGAGTAGGACTTTGGGTCGAGAATTCCTTTGCTCCTGTGGCCGGTCTCCGATTATTTCTGTTTTTAGCTTGTGATGTTTGATTTGACTTCTGGAGTGTCGTGTGCAAGAAAAGAAGTAGCTCATCTGCCTAGTTGTAGAAGGAGTTTCCTGGGTCGCTGCGGCGGCCCTTGTTTCTTTCTACTGTATTTTGTCTCCACGATTCTTGGCCTGCTCGTAGCGGCGCAGCTGTTTTCTGTAGCTGTGTTCCTGATCTAGATAGTAAGCGGTGACGAGCATGCAGTATGGCCGGGGCTTCTCTGGATGCGGTTCCAACACCACCAGATAACGCTCCGGGTCCACGAGGATGTTCACCCTTGTCCGTCCTCTCCATGGTTCCTTCCAGACCATTGGTTTCTCGCAGATTGTGTAGGCGCATTGCGGGCATTGACGGCAATACTGGACGGTGGGTCGTGGATATCGTATGCGCTCGCAGCGTCGGACATCCGTGATTCGTTCCCCGGTGGCATGGTCTTCAGTGCTGGTGATGTGGAAGAATCCGGCCCATTTGCCGTCTTCTTCTTCCTCGTGGCGTCTAACGGTCACGGTCAAATTGTCATAGGTTGGGTGTGACAGGATGAAGTCTCTGCGGAAGATGTCGTATAGGCGGTTCTCGTACGAGCTAAATTCCTCCCCTATGTTCTGTGTTTCGAGTTCGGGTATCCAGTGAGGCGTCATGACCGTTCACCTTCCCATACGAAGATGTTGAATTTTCGCGCGCCCAGACTGGTGGACTGAGTGAGGCGCAAATTGGTCTTAGAGCGAATGCGCTCGATGATTTCACGTTTCGCCCCCTGCGGCAGGGGAATTGTCGTTCTGTTAGCTCGGCAGACCGCCCCGTTGATGATGTCCACTATCTGCATCATTTGCACTTCGTCGGAGCGTATTGGTTGTACTTTCTGGATACACTCGTGGTTGAAGTCGTAATGGCTGTTGGCGCATACCTCTTCGAGTTTTTTGGCTCGTTGAGCAGAGTGCGTGTCTTTGATGTCGATATATACGTTGTATTGGTTCACGGGGTCGAACAGCCGGTTGAGCATCGTGAAGTACATCTTGTAATACCAATCGTTGTGCGACTGGTGGAACGACTCGTGCCGAAGCCTGGTCTTATCCGCCACGAGCACACGGAAACGCAAATCGTCATCATAGAAGAAGTAATCCACGAGCTCTCTGTATAGGTCGAGCTTTGCATTGCTCAGCTTCGTCCATTTAACTTCGGTTCGAGCCTTGACCCCATGCCGTTTCTTGATGTCCACGATGTTGTCGCTTATTTCCTTTTTCTTATCCTTCGGCAGTATCAGGGCACCTAGTACCATAACGTTGCTGTCGTCGTTTTCCAGATGACAGCTCTCATCGCAATATAGGTTGTATTCAGTCATGCCGTCTCCTTTGAGGTCAGTCATTTTGTAGTGGTGTACAAAATGACTGGGATTCAGTGTTTTCAACGATTTATGTCATTTAATACATGTAAATACATTCTGAACAGTCAAGGCTTACGCTGGATCGTCCCCATCGCCATCGAACTTGTGCTCATCTTCTAGGGCGACGATGTCCATGTCACCACGATGGAGTTTCTTGAGCGTTTCGTCTATTCGCGCCTGTTCATCGTCAACAAAGCGCTCGCCAGCGGGTTTCTTTGTTGTTGCGGTTTGTTGTTCGAGTTCCATGTGTCTTGCCTCGGTGATGATCTCACGCAGGGTTTGCACCGGGTCTGCGTCGCAGACTTCGCAAATTATAAGAAACTCGGATAGTCTCACTGGCGCTTTAAGCGCATTGCGAATATCACGTACTCGGTTGTATCCGATCGCGCTTTTCGATGCTCGGTCAATTGCCGAGTTATTCATACCCGCTCGATTGATTACTCGGTCGAGTATTTTTGCGGACACATCATCGACGATGGTTCGCTCTCGCTTGTTCGTACTCATGGGCTCAACTATAGCAGACACGCCGAGCATTTGCTACAAAATATAGCAGGAGCTATATTCAGTTTCACTAGAGCAAACGCTATAGGGGGTCTGAGATGAGTTGGATTTTTGCCGGCGTCAGTGTCGCGTCGGCGTTGGTGTCCGTGGTGAACGTGCTGCTCTTGGCAATCACCGGCGGGGGTCTTCTGGATTGGCTGGACGGTCTTCTGCTGGCGGAGCGTCCAGAGTCCGCCAGGCCCATCGATGGGATTTGCTATGTAGCCATAATCCCACACGAGAATGCTCGAACCGCCAACGAAGCAACGTCGGATAATGCTCGCGCTTCTCGGGAACGGGATAGCGCGGCTGTTTCGGAATGCTCCCCTCAATCGCATAGGTCAGGCTCACACGCCGACGCAACCGGGTCGGCTGCGCCGTCCAGATCAGGCGTATCGCGATGATATCGGCGTCGTCGTTTCTGAAACCGAGCAGCAGAAGCTCGTCCGTGGACTCCACCTGCGCGATCTGGCTGGGGGTGAGGAACTTCGTGTTCGTCCCGTCGTCGGTTATCTGCAGGAAATACGCCTTGCAGCCGATGCTGTCGACCTTCACGTCGTATGCGGCCCCGTCTCCGGAATTGTATATCCCGCAAATGAAGTCAGGCTCTCTCTCGCCACGCCGTTTAAGCCAGCCGTCCAAGCCGGGAACGGTCGCCGACAGCGGGGTGTCCGGATGCGTCGAATATCTCAACAATGTCCAATCGGCCTGCGGCCGGTTATGCCAGGGCCACCACACCGTGATCCCGGCCATGACCGCAGACACCACCGCAGATCCGGTGGAAATCCATGCAGACCAGTCAATCATTGCACTCGCCTCGTAACCAGACTCGAAAGGAGCAAACACATGTCCAATCTACCAGCAGTTGAAGCCACGAAACGTGCCGTGCACGACACCCGCACCCGCGTGCTCCTATCCAAAACCAAAATGACCAGCATCGCCGAAGCCTGCGGCCGCAACCGCATGACCGTCGCCAAATGGCTCGACGGCGACGACATCAGCCTCGCAGCCTTCATCGCCGCACAACAACTCTCAGGCGGCGACCCACTCGAAACACTCGCCAACGCGCTCAACGCCGACAACACCGATCCCGCGCTCGCCGCCGAGAACATCATCCCGGCGCTCGCCGAAGGAGGTGCGAAATGAGTGGATATAAGGCAACCCCTGCGGTGCAAGCGCAGGGGTGTGGTCACGGCCCGTTCTCAGATCTGTTCGAAGCTGATGGGGCATCCGGGCGTCCAGTACGCAGTTACGTCGTTCCCGGAATCCGCGAGCTTGCCGCTGAAGACGACCCCTCCTTGCGTCCTGGTCGACGTGGTGAGCTTCTGGGAGATCGCCTGCGTTTCGGCGTCGTCGAACGGTCCGATCAGCTCGTCGTTAAAACGGATATTCCATTGCGCCATGTAATCACCTCCCTTCTTTGCGTGGGTGCCCTCATTGTCTCGCTCGAACTCGCTGGCAAGGAGGTGAAGTGATGGGAACCGTCAGCACCCGCATTGAAGAAGGGGACGGTTTCAAAGTCCTGAGATACGGGCTCGGAAGCATCGTTCTCATCATCGGCTATCCCCAGTCGGAAAGCGACCTGATCGACGCGCGAGATGCCATCGCCAAACAGTTCGATTACGAAATCAGCATGAACGGGCGACGGCACGGCGGACATCGTTCCGTCCGCGCCGCCGCCATGCCGGAGTCAGTCGTCGATCTCAACCAGCGACCACCACAGGGCGGCACGCGGATTGAGATAGATAAGAGACCCCTCTGGGACACCGAGAGCCCGACCTCGAACCGAGACCACGCCACCCGACGCGGCGGCGCTCTCCAATTCATTGAGAATCTTCGACGGATACTCTTCTCCCGCTAAATCGACAAACCGTCGCTTATCGGCGGTCGTCTCAAACACGAGTCGATACGTCATTATTTTTCACCTCCTCTCATTGCTGGTAGTTAGGCAATGTCCAGCTTAGGGGAGGTGGGCCAACGCATAAAAAGGAAGAAAACCAATGAGCGAGAAACTCACCATCGCGAACCCCGAGGACGGGAACCGTCCCCTCTCCTATCAGGCTCTCAGCCACGGCATCGACGAAATCCGTTTGGGTGACATGGGCATCACGGACGCGGTGTGGCGCGGGCCGCACAGCGAGCTCGTGGCGTTGGCCCGTCGAATCCTCGACGCGGAGGCCGGACGATGAACGCCCGGGATTACGGACAGCACGCGAGCGGCTACCGCAGGCCCGAGCTCGACGAATTGCCTCGCGGCTTCATGGTCCGGTTGATTCTCTGGGCCGTGGTTTTCGCCTTCTGCATCGGCTGGGTGATGTCGCACGCCGGTTGCGCGCATCCCATCGGCAATGGTTTGGCCTCCCTTGTGGGATTCGGTTGCGCGCCATTGCGGCTCCTGTGCCTTGTGCTGAGCGAGGCGGGAGTCGAATAACAGGCTTGCCGGGGTTCCTTTCTTTCCTTCCCCGGCAATCGACAAGGACAGTCGTTAACACCATCGCGCCGCGCTCGGAGCAGCGGGTGTGGCGCATGGGGCCGGCAGGTTCGCCCCCGCTGGAGATCACGGTGTCATGTACGTGGCAAACAGCGGGAGGCCGTTCGATTCGGCACGGTCCACCCCCCATATCCACCGACATCGAAGGCCCCTCATACGGGCCGGAAAGGAGAACCATGGCCGACGAAACAGAACCCGCGATGTTCGACGCGTTGGAAAAGGCGCTGATGCCGTTGAACAGCGCACGCCAGCTGGCCGAGCTCAGCGGCATCGGCGAATCCACGCTGGCCGAATGGCGCGGAACGCACACGGGACCCGCCTACGTGAAATCCGGCCGCCGCGTCCTCTACCCGAAGGAGGCCGTGCTCGGCTTCATGCGCGCCAACCTGCGCGAATGCAAGGAGGCCAGCGCATGACCGGCCAGCCGAACGACTACGAGCATCGCGCCGAGGGCGAGTCCACGTTCGAATGGCCGTTGGATTCCGCGGGGATGCGCATGAGCGCGGGCGAACTATTGGACAGCCTGCTCGCCACCATCCAGCATCTCAACCGCACGGACGCATGGCCACTGACCATACTGCCGCCACGCTGGACGGACGTGATGGTCGACCGGGAACGCCGCCAGATCTCGGCGGTCTGCCTGTGGAAACGAAAACCAGTCAAAACCCATAAGGAGGGATAGATGTGCGAGAAACCCGAAACCGAAACCGAAACCGTGACGCCGCGGGTGGCCTTCGCCACCATATTGCAGTCGCTGGTGGCCGAGTCGCCGAACAAGCCCACGCTGCCCGTGATGCTGTCCATGCTTGACCAGGCGATGGATCATACCGGGCTGCGACTGGAGCTTGCCGCCGCGCCGGCGGACCATGAGGACGATGTGGCGAAAGCCAGCCGCCGCCTCTCGCGCAGGGCGTATGACATGACGAGCCTGCTGGCCGACGGCGCGGCCGGCGCCGGCGACTGGGAGCTGTTCGACCTGGCCGACGAGGCGCGTTCCGCCGCCGTTGCGCTGCTGCGCGCGTTGGATGGTGATGCGTGATGGCGGGAGAGACCGTTCTTACCATCGTCGGCAACCTGACCGCCGACCCCGAGCTGCGTACCACGGGCGGCGGGGCGACCGTGGCGAGCTTCACGATCGCTTCGACGCCGCGCAACTGGAACCGGCAGGCCAACCAGTTCGAGGACGGGCAGGCATTGTTCATGCGCTGCTCCGCATGGGGCGACATGGCCGGCCATTGCATCCAGTCCCTGCACAAGGGCATGCGCGTGATCGCCACCGGCCGGCTGAAGCAGCATTCGTATCAGACGCAGGACGGCTCCCAGAGAACCGTCATCGACATGACCATCGATGAGATAGGCCCCTCGCTGCGGTACGCGACCGCGCAGGTGACGCGCGTGCAGTCCGGACGCGGCTACTCGGGCGGCAGCACGTATGGGGACCCGGCCAAACCCGCCAACCAGCAACAGGGCTGGCAGGACGGCTCCCCGACTCCCGCGCAGAACCTCGGCGCTCCCGAAGGCGACCCGTGGGCGCAGGCGCCGGCCACGACGCCCGGCACCGCGTTCGGCGTTTCCAACGATTTCCCGTCAAACGATTCCAACCCCGAATTCTAAGGAGATTCAATGTCGCGCAAGAAAAAGACCGACGGCGTACAGGACGCGCTGATACCCGACGAGATCACGCCGCTCATGCTGCTCGCCCTGACCGCCAAGGCGTCACGCATGAAGGACGCCGCGGCCGCGTTCCGCATCGCGGCCAGCAAGATGCTCGACCTGGCCACAAAGGACGAATACATCGAAAAATACAAGAACATCGACCCCATCACCGACGCCCTGTACGACGCCTGCGATCTCTCGCAGCACATCTTCGACGCCGCCAACGCGGTCAACGACCTCATCAACTATCCGGTCGAGGCCCGCGAGCGCGTGGTGAAGGCGGATATCGAGCGCAGTTTGTTGGATCCGTGGCGTGATCTGCCCACGTCTGGTGTGGATCCGGATACCGGCGAAATCAAGGAGGACTGAATCATGAGCAAACGCAAGCACGGACGCCAGCAACTGGAGCATGAGCGCCAACGCCGGCGCAGGAAGCGCATGCCGCACCTGCCCGCACACCAGAATCTATCGATCAAGGAGCAGTGACCCGATTCAGTGGCTATCAACATCATCGATATCAACGTAAAGAACCTCATCCCGAACCCGAACAACCCCCGCAAAGACGTGGGCGACGTCACCGAGTTGGCCGACAGCATCAAGGAACAGGGGTTGCAGCAGGCGCTCGTGGTCACACCCGACCACGAGGAGCACGGCGAGCGCCTGTTTCGTGTGGTGATTGGTCATCGTCGTTTGGCGGCCTGCAAGCTGGCTGGCATTGAGCGGGTGCCGTGCATTGTGCGCGAAATGGACGTGAAAACCGAGCGTGAGCTGATGCTGGTGGAGAACTGCCAGCGTTCCGATTTGACGCCGTTGGAAGAGGCGGACGGGTATCAGGGTTTGCTTGACCTGGGTGCCGGTGTGGGTGAGCTGGCCTCGAAGACGGGCCGTTCTGAGTCGTTCGTGCGTGGCCGTTTGAGGATCGCGCGCATTCCCGCCGAGGTGCGTTCCGGGTCGGAGGCGTTCGCTCAGTTGTCGCTTTCCCAGTTGGATGATCTTGCGGAGTTCGAGGCTTATCCCGACATGATGGCTGAGTTGGCTTCGATGGCGGGCACCAAGAACTGGGATTGGAAGCGTGGCCAGCTGCGGTCGCGGGTTCGCGTCGAGGCGTGGCAGCAGAGCATGAGAACAGCGCTTGAAGCTCTGGGCCTGACTGTGGATGTCTCGGCTTCGACGTGGACGACGCCGGAGGGCTACCGGTTCTACGACGTGTGGAGCGGCGAGCCCGACCAGTTCGAGAAATGGTGGAAGAAATGGCATGAAGCCAACCCGTACGGACAGCCGATAATCCGGTTCAGCGACTGCACCGTATTGTGCTTCCCGCAATTGTCGCCTGAGGAGATCGCCGAACGCGACGCCAAGAGCGAGCGGAGGGAACGGGAGAAGGCGGCATTCCAGGAGGCGCTGGCCGCCCGCAAGGAATTCAACAGGCTGGCGTACACGCTGCGCACGGACTGGATCAGGAAGCACGCCACCGGGTTCAACGGCGGCCAGTTGCGCAAGGCCACCACGCGTCTGAGCCTGCTCGCGCTGACCGGCACCGAACTCTGCCACGGACTGATCAGCGGCGCCTCATGGAACAACATCGACAACGTGCTCGCCGCATACAACCTGCTCGCCGCCACGCCGCTGCCATACGACGACACGAGCGATAGGGGGCTGTGGCACGAACAGAACCTCACGGAACTGCATCGCCGCCAGCACGTCGAGGGAGCCGCGAACAGGGAGCTCCTGCTCATCCTGTGCGCCCAGATCGAAGCACTCATCAAACCCGGCACATGGGCCGACAAGGACGACATCGATCTCGCGCAAACCTACTACCACACGCTCTCAGACCTCGGATACCCCACCAGCGACGAGGAAAACAAGGCACTCAACGGAGAATATCTGCCCGTTGAAGACGAAGAGGCGGAGTGAACCATGACATGGACCCAGATAGACGACGGGTTGAACTTCAGCCCGCAGACCATGCCCGGCACGGTATCCAACGCCGCGTTGGGCCTGTGGGTCAGACTCTGCGTGCACACCGCATACCAACTCCGATTCCCCGCATTCGACGGCGCATTCGACCTCACGGTCGTGCGCTCGCTGAAAGGCAACGCACGGCAGGTGGCGGAGCTGGAGGCCGCGGGAATGCTCGAACCGGCGCTCGCCGCCGGCCGGTGGATGGTGGTCGAGGCCGACACCCTGATGAAATTCGGCGGCACTTCCGGCAGCGAACTCAAGGAGAAAAGAGCCAAGGCCGGGCATGCCGGCGGCGTCGCTTCGGGCGAGTCTCGGCGAAGCAAACGCGAAGCAAATGCTTCGAAGCAAAACGAAGCAAGTGCTTCAAGCAAACCGCGAAGCAAAACCGAAGCAAACCATGAAGCAAAAGACGAAGCAAACGGTGAAGCAAAACGAAGCACTTGCTTCGAAGCAAACGAAGCAACCGGTCCTAACCTAACCATACCTAACCCCTCCTCCCCTGTAGCCCCCTCCGCGCCGAAGCCGGACCATGCCGAGCCCGGCCATACCGGTCCGGTGTCGAGCCTCGCCGAGGCCGAGGCCCGCGCCGAGGCCGACCCGTTCGCCATTGCCTGGGACTCGTACCCGAGCCACACCGGCAATCGGGAACAGGCCCGAAACCTGTGGCGGGCCATCACCGGCGGCGACCCGACCGTGCCACACGTCGAGGCCAGCCAACTGCTCGGAGCCGTCATCCGCTACGCCCAAACCGTGCGCCAGGACGGCGACCGGTTCACGCCATCGATGCGCAAATGGCTCGAAAACCGGCAATACGTCAAATGGCTGTCAAACACACCGGCACACACCGAATGGGGCGGCATCACCCGCCAATGGCTCAACCAGCACGCCATCAGCCAAGTCCCCTCAGGCACGTGGACGGACAGCGTCGAACAAACGTTCTGGGCCCACGTCAAAACCGGCGAAGAGCCGGAGACCGTGGCCGCAAGGCTCGTCAAGGAAATCAACGAAAGGAGCCAGGCATGAGCGACCAGCCCACATCCGAGACCCTGCGCCTCGTGGAAGGCCGCGAGTCCAACCGGTGCATCGTGTGCGACCGATACCTGCGTGCGGGAAACTGGCCCGGCATGAGCCACCACCACAGGAAACGCCGCAGCCAGACATACGGCGACCCCGAACGGCACGCGCCATCGAACGTCATCGACGTGTGCGGCACGGACAACAGCACCGGATGCCACGGATGGATACACCAACACCCCGAACAAGCCCGAGCATTGGGCTACCTGCTCAAAAGCTACGACCCCGAGCCAAGCCAAGTGCCCGTGTACAGCTGCCGGCGCGGCTGGATACTGCTCGACACCGACGGCCAATGGCATTCATGCCCGCCACCCGAAGACCTCCCCACCCACATCAACATCAAGAAAGGCAACGAATGAACGACACCACGACAACCCTCGCCATCGGCCACCGGACCATCCCCCTCGACCCGCCCCGCCCGCCAAGAAAACCCGACATGCTCCTCTGGGTCGACACCGAAACCACCGGCGTCGACCCCTACCAGTGCGAACTCCTGGAAGTCGGCATGCAAGTCACCGACATGACCGGCAAACACCCCCCACGACAGCCTCCACCTGATCGTTCACCCCGACAACATACGCAACTGGGCCAACTACCCCGAACTCCTGAAAGCCTACGAAATGCACCTCGCCAACGGACTCATGCTCGCCAGCGCCGAAGCACCCAAGGACACCTACGACTACCAGCACACCGCATGGAACATCCACGAATTCCTCAACGACCAACTCAGCCAATACACACTCCACCCCGCCGGCACCAACGTGGACTTCGACCTACGCCAACTCGACGTCCACCTCAGCCGCCACCTCAACCACCCCATCGCCGAAGGACTCCACCACAGAAAACTCGACCTCACCACCCTGCGCCTCACCGACCAAGCCATCGGCCGCGACCCCTACCAGAACCACGCAGGCACCCACCGAGTCCAAGACTGCATCCACAGGGACATCAACGACTACACCGCCTACCTCGACATCATGCGAGCCGGACACCAAGGAACACAATCATGAACACCGGCAAACGAATACCCGCAACCCCCGCCCCGCAGACCATCGAACTCATCCGCCGCCTCCTGGAAGCAGCCCACCGACCCGAACCGGCCAACGATCCGACCATCTGCGCGATCTGCGGCGCACCGCTCACCGACACCACGTCATCCATCTGCCCCGACTGCCAGGAACTCGAAAAGGACTGGTAAGCATGCACACCACATGGGCCAACGACCCCGTCAACTCACCAAACCACTACACACGCTCGCACCCGGGCATGGAGTGCATCGAACTGACCGCCGACACCAGCTTCTGCCTCGGCAACGCCATCAAATACCTCTGGCGCTACCACGGCAAGGGCCGGCCCGTCGAGGACCTCGAAAAAGCCCGATGGTACCTCTGCCGCGTCATCGACCACGACGAGAAGATCGCATGGACACGCCAACAACACGTCATCCTCGACACCCTCGCCAACGATCCCATCATCCCCGACGCCGAAGCGCACACATGGGCGAAACTCCGGCAAGGCTTCCCCGATTCGGCTCTCACCTGCCTCGACCGCCTCATCGAACACGAAAGGAACCAACAATGACCAACCCCAACACCTACAACACGGCCTGCGTCACCGGCGTCATCGACAACGTGGACTTCACGCTACGCGACGACTCCACCAGCGTGACCATGCTCATCCCACCCGACACACCCGTAGGCACCAGAACCATCATCATCCCCCAAGGCTTCACCCTCGCCGAACACCGGATCATCCGCGAAGCCATCGCCGACGCGCTCGCCGACCACGGGGAGGAACTATGAGCCCCGAAAAACCAGACGCTTTGCTGTGGATGGACGTGGAAACCACCGGATTAGATGCGAACAAGTGTTCGATACTGGAGATTGGGTTGCGCTGCACCACATTGGACGCGATGCGAGAGCACGCGCTCCTCGAAGCGGTCGTCCACATCAGCCGGGAGACCATGCTCTCCGCGCAACTGCCCGCCCTGGACCTGCATCTGAACAACGGTCTGCTCGCCCAATGCGAGACCAGCGACCCCGTCCACTGCTCGCCCGAGGCAATCGCACGGAAGACCGTGAGATTCATCAAGGACATGAGCGGCATGTACACGCTGCACCCCGCAGGCACGAACATCCAACGCTTCGACCTGCCCATAATCCTCAGATTCTGCGCAACCGCGGAACGCATCGACGACCTACTCTCCTACCGGGCACTCGACCTGACCGCACTGCGCCTCACAGCCAAGACGCTCGGCCGAGACCCCTACACGCACAGGGCCAAGCCCACGCACCGCGTCCACGACTGCCTGGACAGGGACATCACGGAATACCGGCACTACCTCACCCTCATGGACCCCAAGGAGACCAGACCATGCTGAAGCCACGCTGCATCCTGTGCCGCAAACCAGTGCCCGACAACCACACCCGCTGCGTCAAACACTGGCTCAACAACCAGAACCAGTGGATGGAAGACGACCAACCTGTCCACCAGCACTGCACACCCAGAAGGAGACCACTATGAGCCACACGGCAAGAATCTTCACACAGGAACAGCTCACCGACGCATTGGCGAGCGCCTGCGTGCTGGAGGGCGTGAGCATCCTGCACCGTTTCTAGCAAGCGGATAAGGACCGCCGCAACCTCAAGGCAGTGGCCAAAACCATGTACGAGACCAGCGGAGAACCCACCATCGTGGAGGACGACGATGAGTGACCTCACCCAACAGGCATTGACGGCGCTCGCCGACGCGGGACTGGGCAACGAGTCAGCCGCCGAAGCGTTCGTCGTCGGCTACCAGGCCGGCTGGGACAAGGCGCTCAACCTGGCCATCAGCATCGAAAACGAACTCAACTCGGACGAGCCCACGGACGAGGAGATCGAGACCTGCGCTCGAGGGTTCTTCGAGGACACACCCGGCCCCACCAACTGGGACGCCGTCAGCGAAGTCTCCAAACAGGCATGGCTGCACGCGGCCAAAAAGGCGCTCGCAGCTGTCAACGCCATGAAAACGAAGGAACAACAATGAACGAGAACACAACCCTCACCGACATCATCGACGCGGCGCTCGCCGCCGGATGCCAGATCAGCGTGACCATCACTCCCAAAGACTTCTACAACGAATCACAGGAGCCGGAGGAATGAACGTGAGCGAAAGCATCGACTGGCGGCATTCCACGCCGGGAGAGCTTGACCTGCACCGGTTCATCGGACTCACGAGGAGAGGCCAAACACTGGACGGCTATCTCTCCTGCTTCATGCAGAACGGCTGGTGGACACTCACCGACGCCGACAATCTCGCCACCGTCATCAAACCGGACGCCAACGGAAACCCCACACTCAACACCGAACTCTTCCGCTCCATCAACGTACTCAAGGAAATACGACCATGAAAAAAACTACATTAGTCCACCACAGAACTACATTAATCACCACCGGTTTTTATAGCGCGCTCGCCGGAGGCACCCGATGAGGCGCGAAAGCTGGTCGGTGGAATCCACCATCGGACTCCTGTTCACCATCATCATCGCGATACTGGCACTCGCCATCGTATCCGCCATCGGCCTGGCCGCGTACGCCGCGATGGACACCGGCCCCAGCCAGCGCATCGTGCAGCAGGTGGAGACCACGGGCGACGTTCGCCGCCTATGCATCGAGGCTCGAACCGGCGAGCGCGTCGATGCCATGTCATGCGACTTGATTGATCCGCATACGGGAGGTGTTGCGAAGTGACGAGTCAGGCGATACGCGACAAGGTGCTCGCATGGCACGGGCGCGGCTACGGCGCGACGGATACGGCCCGTCAATTGGGTCTGCCGTTGGAGGAGGTGCGCGCGATCATCCGCGAGGGCGACGGTCGGCCGAAACCGCCATGCAAGGTCGAGTTCATCGAACCGCCGCTGTTCGAGGAATGAACTGAAATACCAGATAAAAACGAAACCCTCCACACGAGGCGGAGGGCATGTCAGCAAGCAACCAGTTTAGCCGATGTGGAGGGGTTTCGTGAACTGCCAGAACTGCAACACCATAATCGAAAACGGGTACGCGCTGTGCACGGCGTGCGAGCTGCGCTTCGCCGGCACGCTCCTGCGACTCGCGCGCGACGTCACGCCGTTGCACGACTCGCTGGACGCGACCCTGCATCCGGGCGGGCATGCGCCCGTCAGGATCCAGACGGCCACTCCCCCGACTCCTATCAGGCTTGACGTGCTCGACCTGCTGGACATGCTCGATGCGACGGCGCGTGAGCTGTGGCGTTGTTTGGATGTCATCGATGCCTTGGATTGGCACAAGGATCCACGCATGGAGGACCTCGAGGCCACGCTTATCGACTGTGCGGGCCATCCCAGGCTCGCCACGTTCGCGGATGCCGGCTTCTACATGGCGACCATCAACGGCATCGCCCGGAAAATCGACCTCACGTTGGATCCGCCAGAGCAGCGACGCGAGATCGGCACGTGCGAGCTGTGCGCCACGATGCTCACCGCAGGCGCGGCAGACCAGTGGGTTACCTGTCCCGTGTGCGGACGGGAACAGCGAGCGCAGACGGTCAAACTGCGTAGGCTCAAGACGTTGTGTTGGGATGATTCCAGGCGAGGGTCGGCGGCTGAGATAGCCAAGGCGTTCACGGATGCAGGGATACCGGTGCGTAGGGGTACGCTCAACGTGTGGGTCAACCGAGGCAAGCTGCCCTCCAGCCCTCAGGGCCTCGCCTATTGCGACGTGTACCGACTCGTGATCGGCGGAGCGGCTTGACAAAATTGTCACTGTAACCGATGATTGCAGTGGCAGAAGTGTCGAAAAACCCAGCTCACGTGGCTGGGTTTTCGCGTATCTGACCGCATTGCATGGGGCGAGAGCACTCCGCCGGCACGTCCAAAGCGCCGGTGATGTTCGCCCCGCCACTCTTTTCATTTGATTGTGAGGCGATGACGCCATGACAATGCCAGGCATGCCGACCATCAGCCTGCAGATCACATGCAAGGGGAACACCCTCGGCGACATCGACGCCCTGCCTGTGCCCGTGAACATCACCCCGGCCGGGCATATTGTGGTCGACCCCCTCGAACCCATCGTGCGCCGGGCCACGCAGGCGTTTATAGACACCTGGCAGCAGCTGTGCGCAGAGACCGAGCCATGAGCGGGCGCGGTGTCAACCCGCGTTGGAGCAACGGATACCGGCGCCGGAAGGAACAAGCCAGGTACCGGGCCATGGGAGCAAACTGCTATATCTGCCTTCAACCCATCGACTACTCCCTGCGCTCGCCGGATCCTTGGAGCTTCGTGATAGACGAGACCGTACCCATCGCCAGAGGCGGCAGGGTGTGCCATTCCAACAGCGGGCCCGCGCACCGCTGGTGCAACGGCATCAAGGGCACTCACACGCTCGAATGGGCGCGCGAGCGAGTCCGTCAGCTGCTCGACGAAAACGATGGCATGGCCCCGGTCAAACCCACCTCGATGGGCTTCACGTCCAGCGACTGGTGACACGAGGGTGGCGGGTATACCCTGCCCGGCCCTCCCGAGGCGTCCTCGGGTGCAGCGCCTTTTTTTACACGGTTGTTTTTCCACATGGGAACGGAGCGTAATCGATGACGAAGCCTGCCGAGCGGAAGACCTCGACCGTCTATAACGCGGCCCGTTCCAACGACAGGCGCAGACTACTGGTCGCGTTGCGCAACAAGATCGCCGCCGCGTTGGACGAAGGGGTTCCCGCACGCGATCTGGCGTCATTGTCAAAGCGGTTGTCGGACATCACCGCGGAGATCGCGGCCATCGATTCACGCGAGCATGCGAAGGAGAATCCAGTTGTGCAGGCGTTCGGAATCGGAGACCAGCCCATCGATGCTGGTTCCGGGGGCGAGTGAGCTCATCATCCCCGAGGGGATGACCGCCACCAGCGAGCCCTCGCTGAACGCGTTCGTGGAGGCGTTGGGTTTCACGCTCGACCCCTGGCAGCGGGCCATCAACCGGATCGCCTTGGCCAAACGTTCGGACGGCCTGTGGGCGGCTCGCAACGTTGACATGAGCATTCCCCGCCAGACGGGCAAGACGTTCGACGTCGGCTTCGTGCCCTTCCACCGTTGCATCCGCAACCCACGGTTCACGGCCATATGGACCACTCACCACTTCAGCGTCACTCAGGACACGTTCCAAAGCATGCGCGATATCGCGCTCATGGAGGAGATGGAGCCGTTCATCGACCCCGACCACGGCATACATTCCGCAGCGGGCAAGGAGGCCATCTACTTCCGCAATGGTTCGCGCATAGCGTTCAAAGCACGTGAGAACGGAGCCATCCGCGGCTTCAAGAAGGTGGGTCTGCTCATCCTGGATGAGGCGCAGCACCTGTCCGATGCGGCTCTGGCCTCAGTGCTGCCTACCCAGAACCGTGCCGACAATCCGCAGACCTGGTATATGGGCACTCCACCGGGGCCCACGCAGCAGGGCGACGTGTTCGCACGCCACCGCGCCAACGCGTTGGCCAGACGGTCGAAACGCACCCTGTACGTCGAATTCTCCGCCGACCGTGGCACCGACCCGCTCGACCGCAGCCAATGGATGAAGGCCAATCCCTCATATCCGCTGCATACGAGCGATGAAAGCATATTGAACCTGTACGAGGAGCTCGCGGAGGATGACTTCCGCCGTGAATGCCTCGGCATCTGGGATGAATCCACGTTCCGTTCCGCGATAGACGCGGACGCATGGCGAGCGGGAATAGTGGAGGAACGCAAGCCCGGCGGTTGGAACGCGATAGGCGTGGACATGCCGCCCGACCGCACGAGCCTCGCCATCGGCGCATGCCGCGCATGGGAGGACGGCAACGCGCACATCGAACTCGCCATGTTCCGCGATACGAAGCAATACGGGGTCGCGTGGGCCGTTGATTGGATCGCGCAACGCTGGCCGCGCATGGCCGCGGTGGTCATCGACGCGCAATCCCCGGCCACCGTATTGGTGCCCGATCTGAAGCGTCGCGGCGTGAACGTGACGCTCACCGGCCCGACCGACATGGGGCAGGCCGTGGGCCGTTTCCAGGACATGATCAGAGACCGCAGACTCGCTCATCTCGAACAGGCCCCGTTGGATGTGGCCGTAGGCGGGTGCGCGTTGCGCAACATCGGCCAATCCGGAGCGATGGGCTGGAACAAGCTCGGCTCGGATGTTGACATCAGCCCGCTGGTCGCCGTCACCTTGGCCCTGCATGGGGCGATGACCTCGAAACGCAGGCCCGGACAGAAGCAAAGGATGATTCGACTGTCATGATCAGTTTCCCAAACACCATCAGCGGCCTGACCAACAGCGAGCAGGAGCTTTACCGCAAGCTGCTGCGACGCTTGCTGAAGAAGCGCAGGCGCAACCGGCTGCGTTCCAAGTACTATAACGGGCGCAACGAGTTGCATGATATTGGTTATTCGCTGCCTCCCATCGCCAAGGACATCGATATCGTGGTCGGCTGGCCGGCCAAGGCCATCGAAGGCCTCGCCAACCGTGTGAGGCTCGACGGCCTCCTGCCGGCTGATGGCGGCGAGCTGCCGTCTTCGGTTTCCGATCTGATGGATGAGAGCGATCTCGTGCAGCTCGCGCAGAGCGTGCACACGGACGCGTTCGTCCACTCCTGCAGTTTCGTGGCCGTGCTCTCCGGCGACACGTCGAAGGGCGAGCCGGAGGTGATCATCCAGGAGTTCACCGCCGACGTGGCCACCGGAGAATGGGACAAGCGACGCAACCGTTTGAAAAGCGCGCTCCTGTTCGACACCGACGATGAATGCGATGAAATCACCGGCATCTACCTGATGCACTACGGGCAGACCATCACCATCGACCCGGTTGGAGCGGGCTGGAAGGTCGGGCATCGCGAACCGAACGACCAGCAGCGCATCCCCTGCGAACTGTTCGCCTACCGGCCCGACAGCAAGCGCCCGTTCGGTCGTTCGCGCATCGACCGCACGGTGATGAGCTTGACGGATTCGGCGGTGCGCACGTTCCTGCGCTCCGAGATCCAGGCTGAACTGTATTCCGTCCCGGCACGCTATTTCCTCGGGGTTACCGAGGACATGTTCACCGATGACGACGGCAATCTGGTGCCGAAATGGCAGATCATGCTCGACCAGGTGCTTTCCCTGCCATCCAATCCGCAGACCGGCCAGAACCCGGTCGTGGGCCAGTTCCAGCAGGCAAGCTTCGAACCGCATCTCGCCCAATTGCGCCAGACGGCCACCATGTTCGCCTCGGCCACGAGCCTTCCACCGGATGCGATGGGCGTGCTCACCGACAACCCCTCCAGCGCGGAGGCCATCGACAAGGCAAGCAAGGAATTATGCCTGCTGGCGGAGAGCTGCCACACATGGTTCGGGCACCCGTGGCGTCGAATTATCGAACGCGCGCAGATCCTCGCCGGTAATGGCGACGTGAAAACCGTGCAACCCATGTGGCGCAATCCAAGCACGCCATCCAAGGCCGCCGCAGCGGATCTCGCATTGAAACTCGTGCAAGGCAACATCCTGCCCGCGGACAGCGAGGTCACCTACGACATGCTCGACCTGACCGACCAGCAGCGCAGCATCCTACGCGGTGAAGCCCGCCGAGCTCAGGCACGCAAATACATCGATTCATTGACGAATGGAGGTACAGATGTTTCTGGACAATCTGAATCTGCCTCCGGAAACAGCCAAAGCACTCGAACTCGGACTCAATGACCTCCGCGACGATTATCTCGACAACCTGTTCGACCTACGCAAACAAGCGGAGACGGCCGCGGAGGAAATCATCGAGGAATACGGCAATGATTTGACGCTCCTTCGCAACAGTTACGCGGATTACGCGCAGAGAACCACCGAACTTGCCAATCGTTACTATGCGAATGTCCGCGACCTATGGGACGCGCTCGCCGACGTTGACATGCCGGCGTTCTCCGGCGTATCCGTGGATTCCGACGAAGCGGCATGGAAACAGTTCGGCGGAGTCAACAATACCGATCATCCGGGCTACACCTATGACTCTATACGTTCCGGCCACAACAAGGCGGGCCTGAATATCGATGACATGTGGAATCTGGGAGTTCGTCATCTCGACTCGAAAGGACTGAAGACCCTCGCAGGTCAGATCGTGCGCAATACCGCACGATTGACCATTGAGAACTCCGCCGTGGCCGACCCCACTCGACCCCGTTACGCACGGGTGCCTTCCGGCGCAAAGACGTGCGCGTTCTGCGTCATGCTCGCTTCCCGCGGATTCGCCTACTCCACGGAGAAGTCAGCAGGCGGGGAAGACGAAAAATACCACAATGATTGTGACTGCATGATTATCCCCAGTTGGGGAAGAACCAACATCAAGAGGTACGACCCTGCCAGGTATCTGCAAATGTACGAGACGGCGGTGAAACGTACCGGAACCACCGATTCGCGCATAGTCACCCAATGGATGCGCCACATGTATTCGAGAGAGCTCACAGACGGGGCGGAACCAAAGAAAAAGCGCGCCGCATTCTCTATCGAAAAAGCATTTACCGGCATGCGCGGCGAGAAATCGGTCAGCAAGAAAGCGTGGGACAAGCGGCAAAAGACATTGGGAATCCCCCTTGATTGGGACGTTCTCGAAATGCATGAGATCACGTTCATGGAACGATTCGCCTCATTCGGACAGCGTTTCGAATGGATACCAAAGGATGACAGCGCGTCCCATATGCCCACCAACGATTTCCACTGGACTGAAATGGGGTTGGACGTCGAGCTCAAGGCAACGAAAAAACAGCATCCGAAGTGCGACACATTCGCTAAAGCCATCAGCCGAGCAGTGAATAAAGCCATAGGTAAAGGAGTCGTCAAAGATTCCTTCATCCTGGACGCTTCAGGCGCCGTCATCTCAGGTAAAGAGCTGGCTCGCCTTGCGGAATACAATGTCCTTCACCCCGATTCGAGAATCAGTCATCTGTTCTATCTGGACGAGAAATCTGATGGGATTAAAGAAATTGTTCTGAAATAGCAAGTCCGTGGCACTCCTCCACAAAAAAAGTCATTATTCCAGACTCGCAGAGGACCACGGACATATTTGATTTTATCATCTCCGGCGGATTGCCAGAGCGGTCGATTGGAGCCGGCTGTAAACCGGTCGCCCTTGTTGCCTCGCAGGTTCGAATCCTGCATCCGCCACTTCTCGCGGACCCCGCATGCCGCGTCGTTAACCATGCGAATCAACCAACCATAAGGAGTAACCCATGTTCCGCAACAGGTTCATGCTCTACCGTCACCGCCACCTCATGTTCATCGACTCCGGCGAACAGTCCGGAGGCTCCGGAGAACCATCAGCCGAGCCTGAAAAGCCGACTGGCGAGACCGATGGTGAAGACCGTTCCAAGGATTTCAGCCGTGCGCTCGCCAAGCGGGTCGCCGAGATCGAGGCCAAGTATTCGGATTACGAGGAGCTGAAGGCCAAGGCCGCGAAATACGACGAGCGTGAGAGCGAGTCCAAATCCGATATGGACAAGCTCAACGAGCGTCTCGCGGCCATCGAGAAGGAACGCGACGAGCTGAAGGCCTCCGAGGAGCATCGCACCCTGGTGGACAAGGTCGCCAAGGAGACCGGTCTGCCGGCCGAAGTGGTGGCAATGCTCTCCGGAGACGACGAATCCGCGTTGAAGGAGCATGCCGGCAAGCTCGGCGAGCTCATGTCCTCCAAGCAGCCGAAGCCGCGTCACGGCAGCCCACGTACCGCCCAGGCGGACGGCAGGCGCGCCGATGACAATCCCACGGCTATGGATCTGCTGCGAGACGCCTACTCCGACTGATTTATTTTTTTGAAAGGAGCCAATCATGGCAATCACACTGGCCGAAGCGGCCAAACTCTCCACTGATTCCCTGCAGCGCGGCGTATTGGAGACGTTCGTGCAGGAAAGCCCGATCCTCGACCGCATCCCGTTCCTGAGCATCGAAGGCAACAGCTACGCGTACAACGAGGAGGCCACGCTGCCGGGCGTCGAATTCCGCAACGTGAACGAGGCGTACTCCGAATCCACCGGCACCGTGAACCAGAAGAGCGAGAAGCTGGTCATCCTCGGCGGCGACGCCGACGTGGATCGCTTCATCCAGCAGACCCGCTCCAACCTGAACGACCAGCGCGCCACGCAGACCGCGATGAAGGTCAAGGCGATCTCCTACAAGTTCCAGGACACGTTCTTCAACGGCGACACCGCCACCGACCCGAAGAGCTTCGACGGATTGAAGAAGCGTCTGACCGGCTCCCAAGTCATCAGCCCCGCCGCCACCGGTCTGAAGGTGCTCGGAAACGGCGGCGCCGACGTACACGCGTTCCTCGACAAGCTTGACGAGCTGCTGGCAGCGGTGCGCGGCATCAACGCCACGAACGGCGCGATCTACATGAACAGCGCCATCATGGGCAAGTTCCGCTCCGCCCTGCGTCACATCAGCTATGACACCACTCTCCAGCAGGACATCGCCGGCAAGCGGGCCCTCATGTGGAACGGCATCCCGGTGCTTGACGCCGGTACCGAGACCGATGGCAGCATGGTCCTCTCCCAGGATGAGACCTTCGGCGATGGAGAGACGGCGCTGGCGAACACGTCCAGCATCTACGCCGTCAAGTTCGGTTCCAGCGAAGGCGATCAGGCCGTCACCGGCCTGACCAACGGCGGCGTCATGGTCGAGGACCTCGGCCAGCTGCAGGAGAAGCCCGCCTATCGCACGCGAGTCGAGTTCTACTGTGGTGTGGGCGTGTTCGGCGGACATGCGGCCGCACGCCTGAACGGAGTGCTCAATGCCTAGCAGGACCGAGGAAGTCGCCACCGACATCCTCGACGAACCCACCCCGGTCGCCAAGAAAACGGAACCGGCTGCCGTGAAACCCGTGACGGCTCCGGCTCCTGTGAAGACCAGGCGCGTCAAGACCGTGCCGCATCGCGTCGAATCGTTCGAAACGGTGCGGCCGGACGGCGTGAGGGTGAGGGTTCGACGGGATATTGACAACGGCATGCAGACCATCGAGATCGTGTAGGAGACCCATCATGGCCGACACCATAGCCGGAGACGCATTCGCCGATGTGAATCAGTTGGAGGCCGGATGGCATCCGCTGCTCGGCGACGAACGCGCACGCGCCACCGAACTCCTGGCCCGCGCCACCAGAATCATCAAAGGAGACTGCCCGAAATGGAGGCTCTACGAGCTTCGCAATCCGGGCACCTGCGGTGACATCTGCTGCGAAATGGTACGCCGCGCCATGATCCCCGACAGCAACGGCCTTGCTCCGGCCGGCGTGACGCAGATGAACACCACCACGGGCTCGTTCTCGGACGGCTACACGTTCGCGAACCCGATGGGCAATCTGTACATGCTCGACACGGAGAAGCGCAGGCTCGGCGTGGGAGTCGAGAAGGCGTTCCAGATCCGGATGGTCGGAGGAAGGCATCGTCATGGAACGTGTTGACGTGTATCGTGGCGCGGCCGAAATGGATGCCGACGGGAACCCGGTGCAGGGTGAGATGCGGCATGTGGCCACGCTCATGGGTTTCGTCGCGCCGGTGGAGGCCTCGCAGTCTCCTGGCGCGGATTCGCAGGGCGTGGCCCGTCGTTTCACCCTGTATTTCCGCGGGGAGCCCACGGGAATCCTGGACACGGATTGCCTTGTGGTGCGCGGCAAACCGTTGATGGTGGATGGTCCGCCGCTCGAATGGTGGCGCTGCGGGCGTCATATCGGCGACGTGGTCAACGCGTTCGTCAGGGAGGGATGAAACCGATGGGCAAGAAGGTCAAAGTGGTGCTCAACCGCAATGCGTTCAGCTCCGAGGTACTGCACAAGGCCGTGAAACCGGTCATGGACAGTGTGCAGGAGCAGATGGAGGGCATGGCCGAAGTGCATCCGTCCATCAAGGTGTATCGGAACGAGGACACCGACCGCTCGAACGTGGTCGCCACCGCTCCGGCCGCGGTGGAGGGCGCTCATGGCGTGCTCACGCAGATGATCGGCAAGGTGGTCGCATGAGCGTGTTCCAACCTCCCACCAGAACACCCCGTTTGGAACGAATCCTGCTGAACCTGCTGCGCGAACGCTTCCCGGATGTCGTGTTCGGCACGCTGCACAGCAGGAACAATCAGGAATCCGAATGCGTGATCGTGGCGGAACCGCAGCAGAAGGCAACACCCATCAGCCAGTACGTGCGCGTCCGCTGTTCCATCTGGGTGCGCAGGGACGACGGCACCGGTGACCTCGACGCCTCGCACGAGCTTGCCAGCAGCATCGAACTGTATCTGACCGGCTTGTGGCCTCCGACTCCGATCATCAGCATCGAGCATGATTCCGGGCCGGTTCGCATGACCGACGAGAACGGCTGCATCTACTCGTATCTGATTCTCCTGCTTCAGACGAACACCGTTTGAGGCAGTCCATAATTCCAACGATTCGTTTTGAAAGGCGATCATCATGGCTGACAACAGTTACATCAGCTCAGGCAACAACGCCGAACTCGTGCGCGCCGTCAAGGACTACGCATTGTTCCTGTTCGGCGAAGGCGAGACATACACGAAACCGACGGGCGCCGATTGGACGCCGCCGGCGAACAAGCTGCCCATCGGCTACAACAGCGAGGACGGCACCACCATCCACCCGGAGCCGGGCGACGAGACCGAGATCAAGGGCCACAACGGCGACGTGGTGTATTCGGAGACCGATCCGGGCTACTGGACGTTCCAGTTCTCCGCGCTCGAAGGCAAGAAGAGCGTCGTGGAACTCTACACAAACTCCACCGTGGACAAGGATGGAGGCATCCACGTCAAGGATGCGTCCACCTCCAAGACCATGTCGATGGTCATCGCCGGCATCGACCAGAAGGAACGTCCCATCGTCATCCACGCGGAGAAGATCAAGGTCTCCGACCGTGACGACATCCCCCTCAAATCCACCGACCTGCTCCAGTACAACATGACACTCAAGACGTTCAAGGGCAGCGACGGCTACCAGTGGCATGCGTGGGGAATGGTCGTGGAACCGTCCGCATCCACCGCAGCCCATAACGCCACGGCGGAAGCCGCAGCCCATAACGCCACGGCGGAAGCCTGACCAGCTTCCTCCCCCGCGGGACTCCGCTCTTCACCCGCGGGGCTTTTGATTCTTCCCCGCATCCAGGATGGCGGTCCCGATGCGGGGAACCTCATATCCGACCGCCAAACCAGCAAAAAAGAAAAACCGTATCAAGGAGACCGCCATGACCAACCAATACGCGAAGGTCGAACCCATCATCAACGACGACGACCAGCTGGAGGACGTGCACCTCGACGTTCTCGGCGTCAAACTCGACCTGCCCAACCTCAACAGCGCCGACCTGCCCATCGACCTCGTCAACGTGATCCTGCTGATCAAAAGCCAGCCGGTGCTCTCCGACGAACAGACCGCGCTCGCCATGAGCGCGTTCCTCGCCTACTTCCAACAGTTGCGTCCGGACTATTGGAACGCGTTGCGCAAGACCGGCCACGCCATGGCATGGCTCACCGCCACCGTGCGCACCTGGGCCGAACAATCCGGCCTCGACCCAAAAGCGTTTACCTCAGTGCCCTCCACGCCAACCACAGGGAAGCGTTAGACGCCGACTGGCTCGCCACATACCACACCACATGGAAGCCCGTCACGCTCGCCGAATGGCTCAACGCGCCCGCAGACAGGAAACCCAAAGCCAACTACGGCATCGGCCAGGCATGGCGGCTCACGAGACAGATCCTCAGGAACCATACCAGCCATTGTTTCGCGGCGCTCGCCGGCTGGACGTACACGCCCACCGGGGCCGAAATCGCCATGTGGGACATGTTCGAACTCGAAGGCAGGCTGCAACGCAAAGGCTGGCGACCCTGGACGGACAGGCACGCGGACCCGTTCGCGCCGACGCGATTGGAAACCAGCCAAGCGCGTAAGGAACGACTCGAACGCCGCGAACGCCTCAAGCAACGCTTCCACATCACCGACTAGCCCCGACCGCCATCGGGGAGCCAACACCACTATCAGGATGGAGGACCCCGATGGCACAGGACATCGGCACCGTATACGTGCAGGTGGCACCCTCCGGCAAGGACTTCGGCAAAACCCTCGAAGGCGACATCACCGGCAGTGTGGACACCGCAGCCAGGAAAAGCGGAGGCAGCCTCACCGGCACCCTCGGCAAGGCATTCGGCAAAATCGGCAAACTCGGACTCGGCGCCATCGGCACCATCACCGGAGGCGTCACCGCGCTCGCCGCAAAAGGCGGCTTCACCCGCGCCCTGAACATCGAAAACGCGCAAGCCAAGCTCAAAGGCCTCGGCCACGACGCCAACAGCGTCAGCGAGATCATGAACAACGCGCTCGCCAGTGTGAAGGGCACCGCGTTCGGATTGGGTGATGCCGCCACCGTGGCCGCCAGCCTATCGGCGGCCGGCATCGCATCCGGCGAGCAGATGACCAAGGTCCTCAAGACCGTGGCCGACACCGCGCAAATCTCGGGCCGATCACTCACCGACATCGGCACCATCTTCGGATCCGTCGCCGCACGAGGCAAACTCCAAGGCGACGACATGCTCCAACTGATGAGCTCCGGCGTGCCCGTCCTCCAAATGCTCGCCAAACACCTCAACACCACCTCCGAAGACGTGTCCGACATGGTCTCGAAAGGCAAAATCGACTTCCAGACCTTCGCCGACGCCATGCAGGAAGGGTTGGGTGGAGCCGCATTGGCTGCCGGCGACACGTTCAGCGGCGCTTTGGCGAACGTGAAGGCCGCTCTCAGCCGATTGGGCGAAGGCCCCGGCAAGCTGGCGCTCGAATCGTTGCGCAAGACGTTCAACGCGGCCATTCCGGCCGTGGACGCGCTCTCAAGCCAGCTCACACCGTTCGTGGAGCAGTTGAACGGCAAGCTCACCCCGTATGTGGACAGGGCCGTCAAGCTCATCGAGCAATTCAGCCAGGGGTTGCAGGACGGCAGCATCACCGTTCAAGACATCGTCGGCAGTCTCGGCCAATTGGCCGGAGCGTTCGCATTGTTCGCCGGGGTCGGCGGCAACGTGGACAAGATCACCAACGTGTTCGACACGCTCGGCAAACTCGGTGACGGCGGGATCGGCCAGCTCACCGGAAAGCTCAAGCAGATGCCCGGCCAGCTCCAGTCGAGCCTGACGGGCCTGCAGCAGTTCAAATCGTATTTCAACAAGGATATCCGCGACGCTCTCGCCGTGGACGGCGACCCGTTCGCGTCGGCCGTCAACCGCATCCGGCAGGGCGCGGACAAGCTCACGGGCCCGTTCAGACTGCTCGGCGCGAAGATCGCGGGCTCCGATGTGGGCCAGTCGGTCGCCGGAGTGGCGGACAGGCTGGGTGTCGGATTCGGAAAGCTCACCAGCGCATTCGATTCG